TGGATAATTATTTTTCAGGAAGCGAAGAAAATCATATTAAAGGAGTTGAATATATACAGAAAAGTACTTGGGATATAAAAGAAATTGAAATTAAAATGGATGTCGTATATCATTTTGGAGAGTATTCAAGAGTAGTACCATCATTTAAAGATGTTGAATATGTTTGGTGCGCAAATTTATGGGGAACAACCTTTGTATTACAGAGATGTTTAGAATGGAATGCGAAATTTATTTATTCAGCATCAAGTACTAAATTTGGTGGAGATGAACATTTATGTCCTTATTCGTGGGCAAAATCAAAAATGGTAGAATTAGTAAAGAATTATAGAGATTGGTACGGACTGAAATATGAAATATGTTATTTTTATAATGTATATGGAGAGCATCAAATATCAAAAGGGAAAATGGCAACAGTATTAGGTATATTTGAAGAACAATATAAAAACAATCAACGCAGAACAGTAGTTGCTCCAGGAACACAAACAAGACACTTTACGCATGTTAAAGATATTGTAGATGGACTATTAAAAATACAGAAACAAGATGGAAATAGAGAATGGTATTTGCAAAATGAAAAGGAATATACTATGTTTGATGTTGCTAAAATGTTTTCAAAGAAAACAAAAGATTTCAAATTAATTAAAATGAGAGATGGAGAAAGATTAGATTCAATAACAATTAAAAATGACACACAGAAAGTATTGAATTGGAAACCTAAAAGAAATTTAAAAGATTGGATTGATAAAATAAAAAAACCTACTCAAAATGAATAGGTTAATTTATAACTTCATACTTATCAAGATAATCCGTTTTTGTAAGTCGAAGCAAATATAATAAAAAAATTAAATATGGACAAAAGTAGGCACATAAAAAAGGAGAGTATGTTGAAAGCTCTTGAAGCTAGTTTAGGAGTTGTAACGGTCGCTTGTAAAAGTACAGGATTACCGAGAGCAACATTTTACAAATGGTTAAAAGAAGATAAAAAATTTGCTAATGAAGTTAAGGACATAGAAAACATTGCTTTGGATTTTGCTGAAAGTAAATTACACAATCAAATAGAAAAGAATAATACATCAGCTACAATATTCTATTTAAAGACAAAAGGAAAGAAAAGAGGATACATAGAAAAATCTGAATTGGATATTATGAGTGGAGAGGAGCCAATAAAGATTAATATAAAAATAGATGGAACTGATTATTAGTCCAAAATTTACTAAGACTCAAGAACAAGCAATAAAATACTTATTTGATAATAAAACAAATGATATACTATTTGGAGGTGCAGCGGGAGGAGGAAAATCATTTATAGGTTGCGCTTGGTTGATACTACTTTGTTTTAAATATCCAGGTACAAGATATTTGATGGGTAGGTCAAAATTAGATAATCTTAAAAAAACTACATTAAATACCTTTTTTGAAATATGTACAATGTGGAATATAAAAAGTGGAATTCATTTTAATTATAATGCTGGTAGTAATATCATAAAATTTTATAATGGAAGTGAAGTATATTTGAAAGATTTATTTCATTATCCTGCAGACCCGAACTATGATTCTTTAGGTTCATTAGAAATTACTGGGGCTTTTATAGATGAAGCGAATCAAATAACTGAGAAGGCAAAAAACATAGTGAATAGTAGGATTAGATACAAATTAGATAAATATGATTTGATTCCTAAATTGTTATTGACTTGCAATCCATCAAAGAATTGGACATATACACAATACTATAGACCAGCAAAGGAAGGAAAGATTGAACCTCATAAAAAATTTATACAGAGTTTGGTTGATGATAATCCTTATATTTCAGTACACTATAAAGGACAATTAGATAAATTAGATGAGATTAGTAAACAAAGATTATTATTTGGGAATTGGGAATATGATGCGAATGAAGATAATTTAATAAACTATAATTCAATAATTAGTTTATTTGAACAAAAAGGAATAGAAGGAGAAAAATATATTACTTGTGATGTTGCAAGATTTGGTCACGATAAAACAGTTATAATGTATTGGGAAGGGTTACATATCAAAAACATAATAACGTTCCTTAAAAGCTCTGTAAAACAGGTCATAGAGGAAATTAAAAAGGTGCAGCAATTAAACGGAGTGAATCTTAGAAATATAATTGTAGATGAAGATGGAGTTGGAGGTGGTGTAGTTGATATGTTAAAATGTAAAGGATTCCTAAATGGTGGGAAAGTTATTAATAAAGAAAATTATCAGAATTTAAAAACACAATGTTATTATAAACTTGCTGATATGATAAACAAAGCACAAATAGGAATACATACAAATGATATAAATCAAAAAAATCATATCATTGAAGAATTAGAACAGGTTCGTTCTAAAGATATGGATAAAGACAGCAAATTAAAATTACTTCCTAAAGAAATTGTAAAGACAATTATAGGGCGTTCTCCTGATTATTCAGACGCAATGATGATGAGAATGTTTTATGAAATAGACAAGAATTATGGGAGGTATTTTGTACAATAAACTAAATTATTAATTTTTCTATTATATACTATGGAGATTACACTTGTAAAAGACGCAAAAAGAATTAAACATCAAATTCCAACAAATTGGAACGAAGTATCTTTAAAACAATATGTTGCTGTTATTAAAAAATCTAAGGAAGTTGGATTAAGAGAATTAGAAAAGATGGTTCATATTATTGAAATATTGACAGGTATAAAAGAAAAGGATATGTTAAGACTTCCAACTAACAATGTTACTCAATTAGGAGTTTTAGTTTCTGAACTATTATCTTCTCTTCCAGAAGATGAATTAAAACATATAATAAAATTAAATGATGTCGAATATGGATTCCATCCTAAATTATCAGAAATAACAATGGGAGAATGGGTTGATATTGATAATTATATTTCAAATGGATTTGAAGATAACTTACATAAGATAATGGCAATTCTATATAGACCTATAATATTAAAAAAGGGAAATAAATACCAAATAGAACCTTACGAACCAAATGAGGAACGGCAAAAACTATTTTTAGATAATTTAATGGTAGGAGACTTTTATGGAGTGTCGGTTTTTTTTTCAGATTTAGGAAGGGAATTATTGACGATTTCTCTCAAATCTTCAATTCAGAATTTGAAGAGTCAAATAAAGGAGAATCAGGAATAGAGAAAAATAATATGATGCAAGACAAATGGGGGTGGTACAATACTTTATATATTTTAGCTAATGAACAATTTATAAGAATAGATGATATAACCAAAATGAATCTTAGGGAATGCTTAACCTTTATGTGTTACAAACAAGATATTAATGAAATAGAAAAACAACAATTACAACAAGAATATGCCCGAATCAATAAGATATAAAACATATAATAATGTTATTGAAACTCTTAAATGTTTAGGAGAACAACATTTTCAGATACAAACAACCTCAACAGGAGATATTAGCAAAGTTGATTTGGAAAAGAATACTAAATTTCCTTTGTATCATATCAGCCCTATTTCAGCAGAAGTAAATTTACAAACAAAATCTTTTAATTTTCAAATCTTTGTAATGGATTTAGTTCATCCAGATGAAGATTGCGAACAATATGTTTTAAGCGATACACTGCAAATTATTACAGACATTATCTCATTATTAAAACACGGTGAAATTCTATATGGATATAATACAGCTCACGGTGAAGAAGCAAGATATTGGATTGAAGATGATTTCTTAATTGAACCTTTTACAGAAAGATTTGACAATGATGTAACAGGTTGGGTAGTTGATATTAAAATACAAATTGAAAGTGAATTAGATTCTTGTACTATACCAATAAATTCTGAAGTAATATGTGTAAAATAAAAATAGGAAAATTAATAATTCAATTAATACCACCAAAGATAACTTATAAAATATAAAATATGGCAGACTTAACAACAACAATTACAGAATCAGTAATAATAAATGGGAGCGTAAGAGGCTCTACAAACACCCAGACAATAACAGGAATAATAGATACTTTTGAAAGAGTAGTGTATTGTCCAGCTTTACAAACTACTACTGTAGCAACATTTGACACGAATGTTTATACTAGTGCTGGAGCTATCAAAGCCGCAGGTGTAAAATACATAAGGATAACTAACTTATCAGATACATACGATATGGAATTAGGAGTAGTAGGAGCGGCGACTTTATATCAAGTTCATATACCAGCAGGATATTCTCATATAATTTGTAGAACAGATGATGCAATGTTGGCAGAAGCAGATACTAGCCCTTCGTTTGGAACAATGGCAGACATTGCAAGTTTACAAGCAAGACCTACAGCGGGAAGCAATGTAACAGTAGAGATATTTGTAGCAACTATAGATGCATAATGGCAGGAAATAAATGGATGTTTTCGAAAGCATATCCTAGTGTTGAGAAATATCTAGATAAATATGGGAAATATATTGTAAGACAAGCAAAAAGTATATTAAAAAGAAAAGCAAAAGGAAGTTCTGGAAGATTAGCTAGTTCTTTGAATCACGAGGTCATGCATAGAAATGCTAAATTCTTTTTAGTTTTTGAAAGTGACCCTAAATATGGAGATTTTGTTCAGCAAGGTGTAATGGGAACAGGAGGAGAAGTTGACCAAGGAGGAAAGGGAGTAAAAAAAATGTATCAAGGATTCCGTACATATCTTGATATTGATGGGAGAAGAAAATTAAGTGATTACAAATTTAAAAAAGGAGGGAAGATGCCTCCTACAAGAGTTATGAAAGATTTTATAACCTCAAGAGGAATACCTTTAAAACCAGGACAGACAGTAGATAGTTTGGCGTTTGCAATGTCAAAAGCAATAACTCGAAAAGGATTGCCAGGAATAAGTTTTTACAATCAACCAATATCAGCAACAAAGAATTTACTTATGAACAATTTAACTAAATCATTTGCAGATGATACTTTAGATGGAGTATATGTAAATGGATTTTTAACACCACTAGGAAAAAAGAAATAAAATATGGCACTATCAATACATCAAAAACCATTATACGATTTACTTCCATCAGGAGAGAAAATTATATTTACTGTTAAAAATTTACAAGCAGTTACAACATATAAAAAAGTAAAATATATTGCAAGGGTATATGTTGCAAAATTGACTTCTGATTTAGGAACATCAAGTAATTTAGGAGCATCATCTTTAGTTGCAACTTTAAAAACAAATCCAAATTCTGCAGGAGTAGGTATATTTGACTTAAGTCCTATATTAGACAATTATGTAAGTCCAGATTTTGAAGGTGGAGATGGTAAATCAGATGGAACACCAGATGAATCAGAATACAAACAAAGCCCATTTTCAAACGAAAGACATTCAATACATACAATAGACAAATATTGTGCGAATCAAAATGCTTGTAAATATTTTAGAGTTGTTTTCAATATGGAGTATGCAGGAGCCGCTGGAGGAGGAACAACTATACAAGACCCTGTAGGAGAAACTTCAGCTTATGTAACAAGTGAGGAACATTTAATATTTAATGGATTTTTAGATGACAATGATATATTGAAAGAATCAGGAGGAGATTATGGTTATCATTTATCTTGGAATGATTGGATAATGGCAGGAACATCAGACCAATTTTTAACGAATGCTCCAAAGAAACAATATATAAGAGAAGATGATTACGCTACACTTGCCTTCTTTAATAATTTAAAATCATCAGGAAGTTATCAAACTATTCCTAAGTCATTTGAAATAGGTTCTGGTTCAGCAACTTGGGGTAGTGTAAAATTTGTAAAGGCTCAATTTTATTATAATGGTTCAACTGCAGGTTCTGTAATACAATTTCAAATAACATATAATGGAGCATATCATGCAACTAATACTTCTGATTCAAATCATAAATTACATTATAGAGGAGTAGGTCCAGCTAATTTAGAGAATGGTGGTTCATCAATTCCTGCTAATTGGGATTACTATACTATTATAGCTTATGATGATGATAATCAAGTCATTAGTGATACTTATGAATTTCATAAACAAGATGATAGTTGTAAAGGATATGAAACAATTAGATTAACTTGGTTGAATAAATTTGGAGTTTGGGATTACTATAATTTTACACAAAAAAATATAAGAACTTATGAAAAGGAATCTGTTACATACGAACAACAAGATGGTACTTGGAATGGAGACAAATTTGTAATTGATGGGTATAAAGGTGGTCAAAGAATTTATAAACACAAAGCGACTGAATTGATTACATTGAACTCTAATTTTATAACAGAAGAAGAATGTCAATGGTTAGAAGAATTATTTATAAGTAGTGAAGTTTTTATCTTAAAACAAAATAGTACAGATTACAATAATCAAGGAATTATAAGAAAATATCTAGAACCTGTTGTAATGTCATCAGGAGAGTTTATTAGAAAGACTACAGCAAATGATGGAAAGAAACAAATAACAATACAAATACAGAAAAGTAAAAATAGAAAAACACACAGAATATAATGAGTATTCAATTAGTTTTATTTCCTCAACAATACAATGGACAATATACTTGGGTATCTGCTAGCAATCCTGCAAATTTAACTTCAGACCCTAATTGGATTAATGCGTCTATGTATTTTCTTACTACTGGCACATCAACAGTAAGTCCTATTAATACTGCTGTTTCAACAAATCCTCCAATAAGTGGATGGAGAGGATTCTATACTACAGCCGCTGCAGGATATGCAGCTGTTTCACTTCCTACATTTTCATTAAGTGGAACAAGTTATATTTGTAATCTACATTCATCTTCTGGTTCATATTCTTATTCAGGTGTATATCAAGAAATATCAGGATTAACAGCAGGAATTTATTATGATGTTACTGTATCTATAAACCAAACAGCAAGGGGAACTATGATATTTGGAGTGCCAGGAATAGCACAAGCTCCAGGTGCACTAGGAGGATTAGGAGGAGGAAATGTTACAAGTTCTCCTGTAGTACAATTTCATCCAATGTCCACTAATAATATTTCTCAAATAAAAACATTTACATTTCAAGCGAGTTCAACAAATACAGTATGTGCGATTTCATTTACAGGGAATCAAGGAGATACTTTACAAATTAATTCAATTGCATGTAGACAAAGTACAATTAGTTTAACTCCTCAAAATGTTTCTGATGGACAAGTTATTGTAGATTTATATGAACATTCTCCAATACCATTATCTTTAAGTGTTGATGACTTTAAGAAGATAGCTGAAAAACCTCAATCATATTCCAAAGCCTTTAATTTGCCAGCAACGAAAAGAAATAATGAAATTTTTGCAAATATATTTGATGTTACTACTTCTGTTCACATGCAAAGTAATGTATTCAATCCTTATATAACTACTAGAGCAATTTTAAAAGAAGATGGACACACCTTGTTTGAAGGTCATTTACAATTAGTAAATATAATGGAAAAGGAAGGAGAGATAACTTATACTGTTAATCTATTTTCAAAAGCAATCTCTTTAAAATCAGTATTAGGAAATAAGACCTTTAATGATTTTGATGGAGGAGCTCTAGGAGGAGGATTAGGACTTTCAGAATTGACTCACGAATGGAATAAAACTGCTATAAAGAAAAGTTGGAGAGGAGAATGTCCATTAGTTCATACTGTTCCTACAAATTATTCAGGATATATGACAGAGAAAACTACTGAAAATATTTTATCAGGAGGAGATACAGAAACAAATGTGATAAAACATGCTTTTGTTCAATGGAATGGAGATATATCTCAACAATCAGGTGGAGGACAAAATGGATACCCTATACTGAATCATATGGCAAACGCTTTTAGGCCTTGGATAAAAATAAAATATTTAGTTGATAGAGTTATAGGAGAGGCAGGATTTACATATCAAAGTGATTTTATGGAAGGGATTGGAAATTACGCAAATCCTCAAGGATACGCATCAAGTAATAGAAAATATCCTGATTTCAAAAGATTATTTATGGATTTCAATTATGGTGCTAATGTAATTCCAGGAAGTTTTGGAGAATCTAAAGAAATTTCATATATACAAGATAATGATACTGGAGCTCCTAATTATATCACTCCAAATAATACTTGGAAGAATATAAGATTTACAGAAAATTTAGGAACATTAGATGCTCACGGATGGAATACTACTAACCACGAGTTTGTATGTCCTCAAGATAATTGGAGTTATAATATTACTTATTCTGTTACTATCTATAATCATAATCCTAGTGGAGATATATATCATATTAAATTAGCAAGATATAATTCAGCAGGAACTTGGCAGGAGGATATTTCAGGTCATTGGAACAACACTCCAGGCTCGCAATCAACAATAGATTTTTCAGGTTCAGGAACTACAAACGCACAAGAAAATGATGTTATAAAATTAATGTGTAAAAAAATATCAGGTGGAGTAGCTGGTTCTGTTAGACAAGGAGACCCTAGTGATACATCTAATGCAACAGCAACAATGAGCGTTACGATTGACCCTTTAAATATGGATTCAAGTACATTATTACTTTTAAGAGGGAAGATTAAGCAGTGGGATTTCTTAAAGGATTTAATTACAATGTTTAACCTTGTTATATTACAAGATAAAGATGATGATACTAAGCTAAAGATAGAACCTTATGATGATATATTTATAGACAATGAATATACAACAGATGTAACACAACAGACACACGATTGGACACAAAAAGTAGATATTTCTGAAATGGAACTCAAACCAATGGTATTAAAGAAAACAGTACATTGGAAATATAAAAAAGACAATAAAGATTATGCAAAGAGTGTTTACGAAAGTGCAACAGGAAATGTTTTTGGAAATTCTGCTATTACAACAAATGCTACAATACCTGTAGGAGAAGAAACTATAGATTTAAAAGTATTTGCCTCAACATTTTGCAAGCCTTTGTTTGCTGGATTTTCAAATCAATTTACTGTACCTCAAATTGTAAATCAAAAATCAAATGGAGACATTGTAGGTTATGAAAACCAACCGAGAATCTTATATGATGTAAGTGGAGATGTATATGCAGACCTTGTAAATATTTCTCCAAAGACTTATACGATACCTAGTTGGCACGGTGTATCAGGAGAGAACTCAAGTTTATTTCCTCAATTTTTGCATGTTACTAGATTTCCTATAAATGCATCAGCAAGAGATTTTAATTTTGGAGAACATCAATTAATAAATTCTATGACAGGTTCAGGAGGACAAGGAACTCCACGAACAATATTTAATGAATATTGGGCTCCTTATTATGATGAGTTATATCATTCAGATACAATGTCTATAAAAATTAAAGTAGTTTTAACTCCTGAAGAAATGACAAAAATAAATTTTTATGATAAAATCATAATTAAGAATAGAGAATATAGAATAAATAAAATAGACTATGCAGCTGGAGAATTAAGTAAAGTAGAATTAATATTGATGCCGTAATGAGATTTAAGAAAGGATATAAAATAAAACCTAGTTATGTAAATACAAATGGAATAGTAATATTTACAGATGGAACAAATGAAGCTGTTCCGAATGAAGATTGTTGTAAGGCATATGGATATAAATATCAAGGAGGAGTTTGTCATGCTTTTAGTAATTCCGTTTCATTAATAGAAGAAACTGAAAAGGATAAAGTTTTTAATAACGGAGATGGAAATATAATTAGGAGAAGCAGGGGGAGTATAATATCAGGTACAAAGAACAAAATTTTAGATAGTCATAATTCTTTTGTAACAGGAGAAAATAATGAGATTTATGTAGATGAGGATGGAGAATATCTAAATAATGCATCTATCATAGGAGGTAAATATGGAAGAGCAACAATTACAGGAGAAGTAGTAATAGGTGGTGGAGAAGGAGATGACAGTACATCAGGTCAATTACAAACTAGTATTATTCATCTGTATGGTGTATCAGCAGGAGCCGAAATTACTCTTTATGCGCAAGGAGATAATGTTGAAAGGGAAGAAATATATTTACCTGCTAATAGTATAACTGTATATGAAGTTAAGATGACAGGACTTTGCACAGGTGGTTCTGCTGGAAGTGCAGGAGATTATACATCTCAAAGAATTACAGGTTCTTTATTATGCGCAAATAATGGAGAGATTACTAAAACAGAAACTTTGAATGATTCATTAGGCTCTTCTGGTTCAACAGGAACAATGGCGTTAAATGTTGATACAAATTTTGTATTCAGTGTTCAAGCAACTTCAGGAACTAATATAACTGTTAATTGGAATGTAGTAGTAAAATTATATATTAATCAGACACAAAAAGTAACATTTTAAGATATGGCAAAAAAATCAGCAACAATAGATTTGATTGTAGACACTAGAAAGCCTGCAAAAAATTTAAAAGAACTTACAGATAAAATTAGAGAGATGCGTGCCGAAATTGAAGGAAGGGATTTTGGCTCTGAAAGATTTATAGAATTACAAAATGCTATATCCACAGCAAGTGGAGAATTAAAAATTTTAGAAAAGAATATGGAAGGATTGGAGCCTGCTCAAAAAGCGGAATCCTTTCTAAAAATGGGAGAAGGTATTGCTGGTTCATTTGCAATTGCATCTGGTGCAATGGCAATGTTTGGAACAGAATCTGCTAATTTACAAAAATTACAAACACAAGTACAAGGTGCTATCGCTATCGCAATGGGTGTTCGTATGATTTCCGAAGCAGCTTTAGAATTTGGAATAGCTAGGAGAACAATTGCAGAGAAAGCATCTCTAGTATGGACAAAATTAGGAAAAATTAGTGCAATGGCATCATCTGTTGCGAACTGGATATGGGTAGGTTCTCAAACAGGATTAACAGCAGCAATTGGAGGAACTTCAATAGCTTTAAAAATATTAAGAGCCGCAATTATAGCAACAGGAATTGGAGCTTTGGTAATTGGTGTTGTATCATTAGTTAGTGCCTTTATGGATTGGATAGGAGCAACAGAAGAAGAGGAAGTAGCGACAGTAGAACTAACATCTGCAACTAGAGACCATCTTGATGCTTTAAGAGAAAAAGCAGATAGAGTAAGAGAGGTAGACAAAGCAGAAACTGAAAACGAAAAAACTTTATTACGATTAAAACATAAACTTCAAGATAAAGAAAGAGCGAACAACAAAGAAGCAGAAGCTCTTGATGATTTGATTAATTCGTATAGAGAATGTGGAGCTAATACACAAGAATTGGAGAAAGAACTAAGGAAACTAATTAAAACTCAATATAAGGCTGAACAAGCAACGAGAGATGAGATTGCAGCTTTGGAAGATTTAATGAAAAAAGAGAAAGAGGATGAAGCAGCAAAAGAAAAATCACGACAAAGAGCTGAAGCAAGACAAAGACAAAGAGAGACAGACCAAGCTAGCTTAGTTAAAATGTTAGAGGATTTATCTGTATTAGAGAAAAAGACAGATGAGGAAAAAGAGATTCGTAAAAATGAAATTGATAAACTACGAGAAATAAGGTCAGCAAATGAAATTGCAAATACAGAAATAAGAGAGAAAACTTTACAAGCAATTAGAGATAAATATCATCAAATTGAACTTGATAGAGTTAAAAAGAAAAACAAAAAGATTGAAGATGAAGAAAAAGATTCCAAAGCAAAAAGGAAAGCTATTGAAGAGGGTATAATTGAAGAATGGGCTCAATTTCACTTAAATGAACAACAAAAGGAAATAAGAGCAATGAAGCAAAAATATGCTGAATTAATAAAAGAAGCAGAATTAAATGGTGTATCTACTCATTTGCTGTTAGCTTTACAAAAAAAGGAGGAAGCTAAAATCGTACAGAACTATATAGATGATGTTAATAAAGTTCTTGATGAAAAAGATGATAGAGATAGGGAAAGAGAAGCTGAATGGTTACAATTAAAATACGATACTTATTTTGCGGCAATGGAGGCTCTAGTGATGAATATGGATGCTACAATGGCAGAAATTGACCAACAAACTCAAAGAGAATTAGAGAATGAAAATCTAACAGAAGAGGAGAAAGAGAAAATACAAATGGCTGCAGATGCTAAAAAGAAGAAAGTAGATGAACAACGGAAAAAAGTTCAAGCAGCAATGGCAATAGTTGAAACATACAAAGCAGCAGTATCAGCATACGGAGCAATGGCTGTAATTCCTATAGTTGGACCTGTTCTTGGTGCGGTTGCAGCAGCGGCAGCAATTGCCGCAGGATTAGCTAATGTAAGAATGATTTACGCTCAAGATGTTGGAGGAGGAGCATCTGGAGGAGGGAGTACACCAGCAGCTAGACCTCAACCAGCAAAAGCACCAACAACAGGAGCCTTTACTTTAGGAGGAGGAGATACATCTAAAAAACCTATCAAAGCCTATGTAGTTACAGATGAAATGACAAACAGTCAAGACCAATTAGAAGGAATAAGACAACAATCATCAATATAAAATAGAAATTATGCCAAAAAATAAAAAAAAGAAAATAAAAAAACCTTATAAAATTACTGAACTTATAATCAGTGATGAAAATGAAGAATTAGCAATTGATGCAATTAGTTTAGTATCAGAACCTGCGATAGAAGTGGATTTTATATACTTTAATAAAGGAAAAAACAATTTAACATTAGCAAAATTAGATGAGGAAAAGAAAATGTTAGTATCTCCTGCTCTTATTCCTAATAAACAAATATATCGTTATGATGCTAATACAGACCAAGATTATTATGTCTATTTTTCTAAAGAAACTGTAAGAAAAGCATCAGAAATGTATTTGAAACATAATAATCATCATAAAGCGACATATCAACACGAACAAAGAGTATCAGGAGTATTAACTATTGAATCTTGGATAAAAGAAGATGAGAAATATGATAAATCCAACGCTTATGGATTTGATTTACCTGTTGGAACTTGGTTTGTTAAAATGAAAATTAATAATCCTGAAATGTGGCAAAGAATTAAAGATGGAGAGTTAAAAGGGCTGTCTATTGAAGGATACTTTGTTGACAAGATGCAGGAAATGTCTAAAAAAGCTAAAATATCAGATGAATCTTTATTAAATGCTCTAGCAGATATTTTGAAAATCAAATAAGACATTTTTATTTCTATTATATAGTAACAATTATTGTCAAACACTAAATTTATAATCGATTATGGATATTAAAAAACAAATTTTAAATGCTCTAGGACTTTCAGAGGAAATAAAGTTAGAGTACCAAGCAAAATTAGAAGATGGCACAATTATCGTGTCAAGTGCTGATTCATTGTCAGCAGGAGCAGATATTTCAATTTTAACGGAAGATGGCTCAACAATGCCGTTGCCTCCAGGAGAATACAAAACAGAAGATGGAATAGGATTTTCAGTTACAGAAGAAGGTGTTGTTGCAGAAATTTATGATGAAGAAGCACCAGAGGAAGAAGTTGAGGCAGCTGAAGAGGAAGCTCCAGCAGAGGAAGCTCCAGCAGCAGAAGAAGTAAAGGAAGTTATTACAGATGAGGTTGCATCAGCAACAGAAGAAATAGCTACAGCAATTGATGAGGCAACTGGAGATGAGGTTACACCAGAAGTTGCAGAAGCCGCAGCGGAAATTGCAGTTGCAATTGTAGAGGAAAAAGTTGACGAAGTTGCGTTAAATAAACAAATTAAAGTTTTAACAGACATCATCAAAAAAGAATTTACAACACAAGATGATAGAATTTCTAATTTAGAAAATATGAGTGCAGGAGAACCTGTAAAAGCAAATAAGTTTTCTAATAATGGAGTTGAGGAATTATCTAAGGCGGAGTATAATAAATTAGGCTCAAAAGGAAGATTCTTTTATAATTTAAGTAAATCACAAAAATAATATAAACCAAATAAAAATTAAAAGATATGGGATATTCAATTACTAGCAATTACGCAGGGGAACACGCAGGACAATACATAGGAGCGGCAATGCGTAGTGCAAAATCATTAGAGTACTTAACTGTACTAGAGAACATTAAGTTCAAAAGAAACATTACAAAAGTTGCAGGGAGTGGACTAATAAAAGACGCTACTTGTGATTTTACAGATGCAGGAACACTGACTTTAACAGAGAGAGTTCTTAATCCAAAGGAATTACAAATCAATGTAGACCTTTGTAAGAAAGATTTACTTTCTGATTGGCAAGCATCACAAATGGGAGCAGGAGCATGGAACAGAGATATGAGTTCAGATTTTTCTGCTTTTGTTGTAAGTCATTTGTCAGATACAATCGCTGACTGGATAGAGCAAGTTATATGGACAGGAAACGATACAGACCCTGGTTCAGTTACAGGAATGTTAACAGCAGCAGGAGTTGGAACAATAGATGCAGATACAGCAGTTGTAGAGGCAGACAATTCAGGTGGTGCAGGAACAGCTCATTCGGCAACAAATATAGATGAGAATTTAGGATTAATCTTAGCATCTGTACCAGCTACAGTTTATGGAAAGGAAGATTTATACATTTACTTAGGAACAACAGCTTATAGATTATATATTGAGAATCAAGCAACAGCAGGATTCCAAAACCTATACTCTATGAATGATGCTTTTATTCCTATGTATAATGGAGTTAAATTAGCACACTGTCCTGGAATGCCAGCAGACAAAATGGTTGCAGCTCAAAAATCTAATCTATTCTTTGGAACAGATTTAGTTTCTGATTCAACAGAAATTAGAATGTTAGATATGAGTGCTCTTGATGGTTCAGATAATGTAAGAGTAGTTGCTAAATTCACTGCAGGTGTACAACATGCTCAAGGTGGAGACATCGTAAGACAAGACTAATTATTAATTTAAAAACTTTAAACTATGGCATGTGAACTAACAAGGTCCAGAGGATTAGATTGTAAAGACATTATGGCGGGAGTGCGTAACATTTATTTTGCGCAACATGCAGATTTAACAATTACACATTCAGCTGGAGCTTTAACACAAATAGCAGGAGCAAGTGGTTATAGTGCAGGTTATTATAAATATCAAATTCCAAAAGGACAAGCGTCTATGACAGAAACAATAAACGCTTCGGTTGAAAATGGAACTGTATTTTATGATGGTGCTATAAACTTGAAACTGCACAAATTATCTTTAAATGATAGAAACGAAATAAAATTATTAGCTCAAAACAGATTAATAGTTTTCGTTGAGTTATATCAAACAACAGGAGGCAAAAATGAACTTTGGGCTTTTGGAGTGGAAAATGGATGTGAAATGACAGCAGGAACAGCATCATCAGGAGCTGGTTTTGGAGATTTGAATGGTTACGATTTAACCTTCTCCTCTTCAGAAGCAAATCCATGTTTAAGATTAGCACAATATACCTCTACTCCATTTGATAACTTTACTTTAACAACAGTAGTTGCAGCGTAAGTAATAAATCAAATGTTAACATATTTAAGAAAGGGTGGCAATTTGCTACCCTTTTTTTTCTAACTTTACAAAAAAAATAAAATCATGTATAAATTAAAAGAACGGTATAAAGGTTGTACTATTTCAACAGGTGGAATTTCAATAAATTTAGATTCTGTAAAATCAGAACAAGTAGAATCTCTTGGATTAGAAGAGTATTTTGAAAAGGATAAACCTAAAAAATCAAAACCTACGGACAAAGACAAATAAAAATCTAGTTTTTCTATTATATAGTATGATACACGGAACTTATGGACAAACTATAGATAGCTATTTAAGTTTATTAGAAAGTAAAATCAATACATCAGTTGCTGATGCACATTTGAAATGGTTGTTTAAGTTTACTAATGATATGACTAAAACTGTAAAATATGCTTATGGGAGTTTTACAGGAGATGAAGAGCATACTAATGATAGATATGTGAAATTACAATTTTTCCATCATCTAACTGAAAAAGTATTTCTAAGTAGAGTAAATTTCAAACCTTATGGATATTGGAGTTATGAAGTTTATGAAGTTAGTTGGATTACTGAAGATATGGAATTAACAGAAGAAACGGCACCAGTTACAGAAACACAAGTGTTAGAAGTAAATAACGCAAACGGAGTAGTTCAGGGAATGGTGCATGAAGGGAAATTATATATTACAGAAACATCAGGTTCAGAACAAATAAAATATAAAGAACATACAGAATCAACAACAAATTATTTATACGCAAATTAAAATAAAAAAATGGCAAATCAACAAGAATTATTATCAGAACAATTAGGAAAGGGTGGTGTAACAATGATAGAGGACACAGATGCAATAGCAGCGGTTACAGGAACAAGTTATTATGCAGTACACTTTCCTGTTGAATCAGCAGTTGCATCTATGGTTACAGGTTCAAATGTAACAGGAGATGATGCTGATTTAGTTAGAACTTATGCAGCTGGTACAGTATTATTTCTTAATTTTACAGCAATCACTTTAGGGAGTGGATTAGCTTTAGTATATAAGAATGGAACTCTGTAATGAAATTAGCTTTAAGCAATAGTGTAAAACAAAGAGGAGGAGAGGCAGATTGGACACCATCATCTATATCAAGTTTAATACATTGGTATAAATACGATACTGGTATTATAAAGGATTCAGAAGATGATGTTACAGCTTGGAATGACCAAAAAGGTAGTAATAATTTAACAGCCGATGGAGTTGCAGCAAATTCTCCGTTATACAGTAGTGGTGCTATTCATTTCAATTCAAATGCTGATTTATTGAGTTTTGGTTCTACTTTAAATTTAGGTACATTTTCTATTTATTTGAGATTTGAAGTTAGTAGTTTTGGAACGGCTGATTTTATGTTGAATCCTACAGGACAAGATTTTCTAAAAACACAATCAGCATCAGAAATGAGAATAAAAATTGATAATGGAGCGAGGCATGATATACCTTTGGGATTAACTATGAGCACAGGAACAAAATATAATGTTGGTATTGAAAGAGAAGATACAGGCAGTACTACTGATGACCAGATGTTTTTATTTTTAAATAATGTTTCAAAATCAATAGGTGGTTCAGGTGGTGGAACACAAGATATTACAGAATTATTTACTTTAACATCACTCGGGAAACCTACTGCTGATGTTAAATTTTATGAGATTATAATATGTAACGATTCATTAAGCTCATCAGATAGAAGTAATTTAGAGACATACCTTAATACAAAATAATGAATAAGATATTATCAGTAAATTTAGCAACTCAAACAGCTCCTCTTGTATCGGAACACGCAGGAAAAGATTGGATAGAATATGGTACAGAAGATTGGGCGAATTTATATCCTCAATTCTTAATAGATTTATATTACAATTCTTCAACACACGCAGCAATTATAAACGCAACTAGGGATATGATTGCAGGAGAAGGATTAATGATTGAGGAAAACGAAAATATAGAAGATTCTGCAAAATTAAATCAATTTTTAGAAAACGCTAATAGTAGAGAAACTTTGCATGATGTTATTAAAAAATTAGCTTTTGATTATAAGTTACAAGGGGGATTCGCTTTGAATGTTATTTGGAATAAAGCTCGTACTGAAATAGCAGAAATATATCACATACCTGTTGAGAAACTTCGTGCAGGAAAACCGAATGAATGGGGAGTTGTAGATACTTATTATATTTCAAGTGATTGGAGTAATCCAAGAAAACATAAACCTCAAGCAATACCTGCTTTTGATATGAATGACAGAACAAATCCTAGTCAAATTCTATATGATGGAGATTATAGTCCTAATATGGATATTTATTACACTCCTGATTATTCAGCAGGATGTAATTGGGCTTTGGTTGATCAAAAAGTTGCAGAGTTCCATTTGAGTAATATATCTAATGGATTTTCTGGTTCTTATTTTGTAAATTTTGCCAATGGAGTACCTACTCAAGAAGAGAGATTAGAAATTGAAAATAGCTTAATAAACAAGTTTGCTGGAGCGAAAGCAAG